ATCAACAGACCGGAGATGTTACAAGTGGAAGAATACACGATTTCAGAACTGATCGACAAGCATCATGAAAAAAATCAAGAATTGCCGCGGCCCCACATGGGCGCATCTTTGCTCGGGCATCCGTGTGATCGTTACCTATGGCTTGTTTTTCGCTGGGCGGTTGTTGAAAAATTTCCGGGCCGTATTTTGCGCATTTTTCGACGCGGCCAAAATGAAGAACAAACGATTGTCAGCGATCTTCGTGCTATTGGCATAGACATTCAAAAAACAGGCAAGGTACAAAGCCGCGTTGATTTTGGCTCGCACGTTTCTGGCTCAGTTGATGGAGTAGCAGAGTGTGGAGTGCCTTTTGGTGATGGCAAACGATATGTCGTTGAATTCAAAACTCACAGCCTCAAGTCATTCAAAAAGCTTGAGGAAGATGGCGTACATCTAGCGCATCCAAAACATTATGCGCAGATGCAGGTTTACATGCTTGGTATGAAAATTGATCGAGCGTTATACGTTGGCATTTGCAAAGACGACGATAAAATTTGGACGGAACAGATTAAGTTTGACAAAGATTTAGCAAATAAACTTGTCGAGCGTGGCAAGCGCATTGCTTTGTCAGACCGTATGCCTGAGCCTATCAGCGCCGACCCGAGCTGGTATCAGTGTAAATGGTGCCCTGCAAATGAGTTTTGCCATAAGACAAAAACAACCAAAGAAGTGAATTGCCGAACTTGTGCGCATGTTACCGCCACGCCTGATAGCACTTTTACTTGTGCAAGATATGACGGCGCCGAGGTTCCCGTTGAGTTCCAACGACAAGGGTGTGATGGACACGTTCTGCATCCGTATCTCGTGCCATGGCAGGTTCAACCAGGGCCAGATGACATGACTGCCGTTTATATAATTGACGGCAAGCCAGTGGCGAATGGCGAGCTAAACGAAACCACATTCACCAGCCGTGAAATTCTGGCTAACCATAAGACCTGCGCTAATCCTGATGATTTCATCCGTGAGATTCGAAGCGATGGCGGAAGGATTACAGGGTGAAACCCCGTGACTACCAACAACGTGCCATAGATCAGCTCTACGCGTGGTTTCGAGCCGGTAACGCTGGCAATCCTTGCTTAGTTTTGCCGACTGGAAGCGGTAAGTCGCATATCGTTGCCGCTCTGTGCAAAGACTTTCTGCAAAACTGGCCGGACACGCGCGTGCTGATGCTTACGCACGTTAAAGAGCTGATCGAGCAAAACGCCGAGAAGATGCGCCAGCACTGGCCCGGTGCGCCGATGGGGATCTACAGCGCGAGCATCGGGCGCAAGGACTTGGGCGAGCCGATCACGTTTGCCGGGATTCAGTCAGTGCGTACCAAGGCCGACATGCTGGGCCACATAGACTTGGTGTTGATTGATGAATGCCACTTGGTAAATCATAACGAAGAAGGCGGCTACCGCACTTTGCTGGCCGAACTGCAAGTAATCAACCCGGCAATGCGCGTGATCGGTTTGACGGCCACCCCGTACCGTCTCGGTCATGGACTGATTACCGATGCCCCGGCAATCTTTGCCGATCTCATTGAGCCGGTGAGCATCGAGGAGCTTATATTCAAAGGCCACTTGTCAAAGCTTCGAAGCAAAGTGACAGGGGCCCGACTTGACGTGTCAGGCGTCAAGAAACGCGGCGGGGAATATATCGAGGCAGACCTGCAGCGCGCCGTGGATACCGCCGACCAGAATGAGTCCGTGGTGCGTGAGGTTATTGCTAAGGCAGGCGATCGTAAAGCCTGGTTGTTTTTTTGCACTGGCGTATCTCACGCGCAACACGTGGCAGAGGTGTTGCAGGATTACGGCATCGACGCAGCGTGCGTGACTGGCAACACGCCCAAGGATGAACGTGCCGCAATTCTGCGAGATTTTAAGGCTGGCAAACTCCGCGCCCTGACTAATGCCAACGTGCTGACTACCGGTTTTGACTACCCAGACATAGACCTGATTGCTATGCTCAAACCCACCATGTCACCATCACTCTACGTGCAAATGGCTGGACGTGGAATGAGGCCAAAGAGCCATACCGATCACTGTTTAGTGCTGGATTTTGCGGGCGTGGTGGAGATGCATGGGCCAATTACAGCGGTTCAACCGCCCAAGAAAGCCGGGTCAGGCAATGGAGAAGCGCCTGTTAAAGTGTGCGATACATGCAACGAGCTTTGCCCGATCTCAGCGCGTCAGTGCCCTGCTTGTGGCGCAGAGTTCCCAGCACCGGAGCCCAAAAAGTTTGAGCTGCGCACCGACGATATTATGGGCATCGAGCCAAGCGAAATGGCTGTGACTGACTGGCGGTGGCGAAAGCATGTAAGCAAGGCAAGCGGCAAGGAGATGCTCGCCGTGACGTACTACGGTGCTCTAAGCGACAAGCCTATTACCGAGTATTTGCCGATTAACCACGAGGGCTATGCAGGACAGAAAGCCCTCGGGCACTTGGTGCAGATGAAAGGCAAGAGTGGTGCACCTGATACTGGCGTCCATTCTTTGGACGGCATCGCCCAGGCGATGAATGACGGCGCGCCACCTGCTAAGATTACTTATAAACAAGACGGCAAATTTTACAGGGTAATCACACGCGAATGGAACGAATCCCAACTGAGCACGAGGAACAACGAGAGTTTGTTAAGTGGTTCCGCCAGTCTTTCCCTGGTGTAAAAATATTTGCAATCCCAAATGGCGGTGCGAGGTCGCCTAGCGTAGCCGGACGGCTTAAGGCTGAGGGCGTATCCAAAGGCGTGCCAGACCTTTACATTCCTGCCTGGCGCACATGGGTAGAAATGAAACGCACCAAAGGCGGTGTTTTATCGCCGGAACAAAAAGAATGGCATTCATGCCTTGAAAGCATTGGAGATTTTGTTATAGTAGGAAAAGGCAATGAAGATGCTCAAAGGCAAATTCTTGTCTTAAAAATGCTGGCGTAGCTCAGTTTGGTAGAGCTCTCGCCTTGTAAGCGAGTGGTCGATGGTTCGATTCCTTCCGCCAGCACCAACACGCATGAGGATGGTGAAAACCGCGTGCCCAGGGTTGCTCCCGATAGCCGTCCTCAGCCGTGTTGGCGGCAAACGACAGTCACGAGGAAAACGGGACGCCGGAATTACTCGTTAAGCGCGTTGGATTCGCGCCTGCCAACAACCCATAGAAACACATAGAAACCCATAGAAAACCCGCCCAAAAAGCGGGTTTTTTATTGCCCATAAACTTTTTTTACATTCTTTTGTTAAAAACACTTGCACACTGCGCGCATTGTGCGTAAGATTCAGACATCCACAACGCAACACAACCAAGGATCTGCATCATGCAAACACTTGAACAAATCGCAGAAATTCTTACTCAGGCCGCAGAAGTTAGCCGCGCAGAAGTAAAACGTGTTTTTACCAAAGAAAAAAACGAGCGTCGCCTTAATGCTTACTTCAACACTTGCTTCGAAGTAACGGTTCGCGGTGGGTTCCCCGTTCTTGTGTGGATGGACATACGCTCAGCAGAGCCAGATGTTGGATATTCAAACCCTATTATTTGCGAATGGGAACTTTCCACCAAAAATTTTGGGAGTGTGTATTTCCTTGGTTTGACAAATGACGAAAAAAACGCAGCAATGGAAACTGCGTATGACCAATATATGAGAAACCTGTAATTATTAACCAGCCCCTTCGGGGGCTTTTACGGAGAAAAGCATGAAAACAAAACAAGAATTAGCTCGCAGAGCGGTTCAAATTTTCCCGATGCGTGACTATGCGGACCGCAAAGCTGTAATTCACCAGCGCAAGGGTTGGTTGCGCAGTATGTTAAAGCTTGGCAAAAAATGGATTCTGTCCGCAGATCGTGATGATGCAGTTGTAATTACCTGCATTATGTGTGCGTGCGTATTATTTTTCCTGCCGGTGTAATTATGGAGAAAATTGATCCTTTGGGAATGTTCGCTCAAATAACGAGGCAAATAATTCCATCAAAATGGGAGGAACAGAAAGAAAGAGAACGAGAACTGAGCAGGCAACGAAGAAGCAGCCCGGAATATAAGAAAAAAGAATCTGAAAGAAGGAAAAAAAATGCAAAACTTAAGACAAGCCGCCCAGCAGGCGCTGGAGGCGTTGGAGAGAGCTGACAAAATCAGCGGATATGGTAACAACCGCAAAGCCATCACCGATCTGCGCGCTGCGCTGGAAGAACAAATTCAGTCCAAACAGTTTATGTATTTTGAAAGTCAGGACGGCGGGATGGACGAGTTCATGGTTAGTTCCGAGCAAGACCTTCAGCATCTTTGTGGCTGGATGAAAACCGCTGGTACTTTTGATTGCTTGCATGACGATCAAAAAATGGTTGATTGGATGAAAGTTGCGGATATTGGCGAGGTTCATTTTCATCGTCTTGGTTGTTTAGTTCGCCTTAAGGATAAAAAATGAGCCTACGAGAAGCAGCACAGCAGGCGCTTGAGGCGCTAGAAGATATATTTGGAAAGAATAAAATTGATGTAGGCGCTATCACCGCCCTCCGCGCCGCGCTTTCCGATGCAACTTGTCAGGAATCCCGACAGGTTGAGCCGGCGGCGTGGATGTGGGACTACAGACAACTTGACGGCCATATCATAACAAAAGTTATCTTTGCGAAGCATTACAGCCATTCACCCGGAGACTTGGCTTATATCTTAGACGGACAAAACGCTACGCCCCTCTACCTTGACCCGCCCAAGCGCAAGCCGCTTACGGATGATGAGATTCACGACTGCTTCCAGCAAAAACACCGAGACAAGGTGATTGAGCGCAGGCTCATCACCCGAGCCATCGAAGCCGCTAACGGCATCAAGGGGAACGCATGAAAACCCAGCACTGCGATGAATGCAAACACGCCACAATGAGAGCACTACCTAAGCCAACACTTGTCTGCGACATGTTGCACAAGCCTCGCTTTTATGCGCCTGTGTACTTGTACTGGCTCAAGGATTCATGGGGTTGGAAGCGCAAGTGCGAAGACTTTATGAAGAAGGAGCAGCCATGACAGTCGAACAGTATTGCAAGCAATGCAACGCTCCACATAAGCCTCTAGTGGCTGTGATGATGCGCTGCGGTTTGTGTGCCGTTATCAACGGAAAACTGCCGCCAACAAAATATCAACCACTCAAAGCCGCCCACGGCATCAAGGGGGCGAAATGACTGACCGCGAAGATATTATCCGCATGGCGCGGGAGGCTTGGAAAGATGCCGGAGAAGGGTGGGTAACAGAGCGCTGGTTTCTCGACAGAGCCGGTGCGCTTGAACGCTTTGCCGCCCTAGTCGCCGCTGCCGAACGTGAGGCGTGTTCGAGAGCGGCTTCTATTGCATTGCTTGGGGCGGATAAATCATTGAGCGACCGCGTTGTGAATGCAATCCGAGCAAGAGGTGAGAAATGAACCTAAGAGAAGCGGCACAGTTGGCGCTTGATGCGTTAGAGAATGTGCGTCATTACGACAAAGAAAACTTGTACGGACTTGACGACGACATCACCGCACTCCGCGCCGCGCTTTCAGATGCAACTTGTCAGGAATCCCGACAGGTTGAGCCGGTAGCGTGGATCTCATACGAATCTTTGGGAAGGCTGAAAAACGGAGGAAATTCCAGGGGTGCAGTTCCTGTCCACACGATACAAAGCCACACGGCAAAAATTCCACTCTACACCGCCCCGCGCGAGCCGCTGACGGAGGAGAAGTTGGTCGAAGCATATAAAGTAACGGCGGCGAACGGCACTTGTACGAAGTTCAAAAAACTGTTGATAGGGAGATAGAAAATGACAGAAAAAGAAAAGCAAGTGTGGAATGAGGCAATAAGTGCAGTCCTTGAGTTACTGCGTATTCACCCGATGCACAGGATAGGCGAGGCAGCATTTATGCGTCGTCTGATAGATTTAAAAATAAAACGAGGACAATAATGAACGCATCATCTGTTAGTCGTACATCATCAAATTCAACAATTGAATCAGTTAATAGCGTTCCATCAACCGTTAGAAATGGGAATTTATATCAACAAGAGCAACAAATACAAAACAAATTAAATAAAGAATTCACAAAAAACAATCAAATTAGGCCAAATGTTTTTGAACAAATGATTGATGAACCAGCTCGCGCAATTTCTTTAAAAGAAAAACTTTTAAAAATGTTGTGTTGTAATCAAAATTAATGTTGCTTTGCATCAAATTTGCACATAAATTACATATTGAACCACCAACTCAAACACTTGGAGGCAATATGTTTTCTTGGTTTGGCATTGATGATGCAATGATAACAAGCGGTATCATGTTGGTGATTTATGCAATTGTCGGCGGAGGATCTGATCAGTAACCGCCGACTTTTTTATCATTCATCCTTGAAAATAGGCGTGGTTGTGATCCACCGCAATACCATGTTGGCGAGCCCCACTGCCGATAAAACCAATCCAGCGTTTGCGCCTAGAAACGGCGTGATAAATTCGCCATTAGTTGCGATCCAATCAATCAACGGCAACGCAACGACTGCCCCATTGAATACGGCTGTTTTATATCCTTTCATGCTGGCACCTTTCCTTTTTGCAAATCGGCAAGCGTGAGCCCGCCGGTGTATTGAAAATGGGCAAACTCTCGAAGCTTGCCCGTCCATCGACCTGCCCATTCAAGCCCGACTGACTCGCCAATCTCGCCAACCTTACGCCATAGATCACCGTCCGGTCCTGACGTTCCCCAGACTGGCTTTCCGTTCCTAATCGGCACCACATCAAACGCACATCGCCAGTTATGCCACGATTGCCCTGGCTTTGCATTGGTCACGATTGCGCCAGGCTTAGTTCGGCCTTGTGCAAACAACGTAGCCTGGCTTTCATGGTCACGATAGGTGCTGGTCACGATCAAGTCGATTCCGGCATCCTTGGCGAGCTTGAGAAACTTTTCGGCTCTTTCCTTACATGGCGGATGCAAGTCTGAAAGGTTCCGGCTGTTTATCATTTTCTATCCAGCCTATCAGAAACTTTCTCAAGGTTACGACGAATATCAACGAGGCTTTCTTTAATCTGCACCATCGCCTGATTAACTCGCTCATCCTGATTCTGATCAATCTGCGCCTGCACCCGGCGCGATTCTTCCAAAACCGTGAGTCTCCTATCAATACTAGACCACGCACCGAAACCTGTCAGGATGAACCCGACGAAGGTTAGAACGTGGCCTAGGTTGATTGTGGAGTCGAATTTCACCAGTTTTCTTTGGTTTTCATTGGGATTTGTCATTTTAATAACGCGCCCTATCTGCCATTACTTTCCATGTGCCGGAACCTAGTGTAACGCTGCCGCCCGTTTCGTTCTGTACGCGCAGTTTGGTGTTGGTGCCGTCATAGTATGCGTACGCCATACAACCCTGAACGTCGTATGGAGGAGCTACGCTGTATGCGCACCCAAATGCCCCGGCAACACCTGCTACTGTGGTCTCTACATACGTGCCATCGTTGATGGTTCCTGGATTCCAGACTGCCGCCCCGCCACCAAACGCGCCGTCGTAAGTAACCACACTGCCCGTACCCGAATAATTCGTGACGTTCATATTCGGGTTTTGGTTCTTCATAACGCAAGACCCGCCAGCGGCTGGCACCCCAGTAAAAATAATCAGCCCTTGCGAACGCGGATCATACCCGCCAGTGCTGTACAAACGATTGTTTATAAACTGATGGTTTACGGACGATGTCGCGCTTGCGTAGGCCACGCCATAGATGCCACGCAACGGGTTGTATTTTTGCGTGATGATATTGTTTGAAAAATCCATCCGCAAAAAATTGATGTAGCCAATATAAGCTAAACCGCCGTCAATTTCATTGTCGCGGATAGTGATAAGCGTTGGTGAATCATTGGCAAACATTTCCACCGACAAACCGTAAGTTCCGCCAAGATACCCAACCCCATCAAGATACCCATTACCCAAGTTCTTAATTGAATTGTTTCTAATAGAGACATTTAATTCCCGAATGAAAAGCCCAATACTTCCGTACATTAAGGTGTTTTCGGAAATGTCGATGCTGTTAAACGAGCCGCCCGCAAAGCCTGTTTTGGAGATTGGAATGGCAGCGCGGATGTAATTTGATTTTATGCAATAGTTGTTACCAGTAGGCACAAGCCCTACATTGGTTTGACCGCATATGTTTGAAGAAATACAGGTGTTGCCAATGAGTTGAATATCTGACGAATTATCGGAAGTTTCGATAGCACCAGAGCTAAAAGCAAAAGCATCGGTACTCAAACAATAATTGTTATTGATTTGCGAAAACTTAAACTTATTTACAGAGATAAAGGTTCGCGGGGAATAGATGTTGTTATTGTTGATTTGCGCCCCGATTACGTCGGTTGAAGATGTATATTCAATTCCCCAGCATGCACCCCGGATTGTGTTGTTTGAAATGATCAAGCCGGACTGATTGCTCATTGTCCCGGCAATGCCTTTAAAACGGGCATGAACGAAATCGCGGTAAGCGCCGGTGTTGTCTAACCAACGCAGATCAATAGAATTCGAATCAAAACGTACATTGCTGCTGGTGGTGGTGCCAAGCCCGGCAAAACATTGCGCCACCGTGTTTGACAACATATCAACAAAGTTACAATTGACCGTCGAGGCGGCTATGTATCCATTTTTGAATGTGCAACTAGCAACACGAACTGAAGTGCAATTAGAGAAAAACAAAAACGAACCAAAGCTACCTGAGAAATCTTGTGTAGCGGATTCATTAACCAGCTTTACCAATGAAATTTTAGATATGTCGTATGCCGCGCCGGTATATCCAGAGATGGTGGAATACGTAGCATTTGGAACGATTCTTCCAGTCCCAACTTTGACTTGGAAGCTGGTCGCGCCGGTAATGTAATTAAAATTGCTGGAATACTGTGGGTTCCACTCCACGCTATCTCTGTAAAAACGCGGTGCGGCTGTGGCAACTCCAGAAGCAAACCCGGAATCAATAAACACAACGTACCTGTCTCCGGAGTTGATCGTATGGATTGAAGAAAGCGCGCCGCGATTGATTGACAGCCCTGCGTCAGACGTAAGCGCCACTGTCACTACATTACCCACTTTTGTCGCAGTAGAGTTTGACGACGCCGCAGCGTTGGTGAGCAGTTCGGTTTGTGTGAATGAGTTGAAAAGATCGGCCATTGCCGACCCACTCAACACGACCTCATATTGTTGGCTATTTACCGGGCCGACAAAGTTCAGCGACACCGTGATATTGGTGCAAGATGAGAATGTCAACGCGGTGATGTTCGCCTGCGTCTTGATCGTGCCACCCGTCAGCAGAAGGTTGTTTTTGCCTGTGACGGTAATCCCAGAAGTAACAAGGAACACGCCGGGGAATCGAATCTCTGTGTATGCCGTTGCCGCATTGAGACACGCTTGGATCGCAGCGGTATCATCTGTCACGCCATCGCCAACCGCACCAAAATCTTTTACGCTCACAACATCTTGCATTTTGCTTTGTGATGTGCGCGACACTGCGCCAGTTCCTGACTGAACAAAACTAATGAACTCACTGCTGGTGAAGTCTGTTTCTTTTGGCGATGTATAAACAAACGCCCCGTTTTTGTCGCGCACCAGAATGCTGTAATCGCTGTTAGCGTAGAACCGAGCAGGGCTTCCGTTATAAATAGGGTAGCCGCCGCTGGTGCGAATCGGCTGTGCGGCCGCAATTGTCAGCGCAGCGTCCCAATAAACAGTAATCGGGTTTGATACCGGGTTTTGATTCGCTGTGCCGATGTAGATATAGGCATCATCCAGCGGCTGGCCGTCGGCATCGGTGAAAATCGGAAAAGGTTGATTTACGGCGATTGCTGGCATTATTGCTGCTCCTCTTGTTCCGGTTGAATTTGGATGCCTGACTGAATGGCAGATTGTAGCCACTGCACGCGAGCATCGACAGAATCAGGCAAGCGCGCGGCTTTGGCGAATTCGTTGAAGGCCTTGCTCAAGGCGGTGCGCTGGATAATTTGCTGCGTGGGTTGGCCGCCCTGTGTAGCAGCTTGAATGGCAAATTCTTGAAACTCGGGGGAGGCAAACAGTTTTGCGGCTTTCTGCACGCCTGCGCCTTTGGCGTTTGACATGAAATTTACAATGTCGGGTGCGATGAATCCGCCACCTGGCAATGCCGATGCTGCGCCAGTCACAAGCCTTTGCGCCGCACCGCTTGCCATTACCCTGCCGACCATTCCCTGCACAGCGTTTTCACCAAGGATTTGATTTGCTTTGCCCGTGGTAGGAATCCGCGCTTGAGCATCAGCAACACGCCGCGAAACCTCGTAAAGATCGCGCGCCACCTGATCCCATTCTTTACCCATGATCTTGACCATCTGAGCATAAACAGGCGGATTAGCGCGCAGCCCACGGTAGACCTTGGTGTATTCGTTCGGGCTGAATACCGCCTCCGCAGCACCAGCGCGGCCAGCTGCACGCCCCGCTGTGGCAGACGCTAAAGCGGTCGCCAGCGTCTCCTTTTGCAATTCGGCAGGCACAACCTTAAGCAGCTTATTGAATGCCGCTGCATCGCCTTTAGATGCCGTTGCAATCGCGGTTTGCATACGTTGAGCGATGCTGCCGTCAATGTCCTGACCGAATGCGCCGACGATGCGTTTTTCGAGCGCCTTTTGTTTTGCGGTCAAAAGATTGGCGGCACGCAATTCGCGGCGCGCTTCTTCCCCGGCGATAGATGCGACGTTATCTAGTTGATCTTGAGCGAGTGCGCCATAAAGCCGTTTAAGGTCGCCTGATGCCATGTTTTCGTAAGGCGACTTCAGCCCGCCGACAGCTTGCCCAACGAGGTCTTTTTCGCGCTTCAAACCAAAATAAGTTAGCTCGCCTTTCTCCAGCATCTTTGCCAAGTTTGCCTCTTGTGGCGACATTCGGCCAGCCGCCCCGAGATTCACCTGCAAGTCATCAAGATAAGCTTTAAGGTTTTGCAGCTCCACTGGCGCGCTTTTCGGTACTGTCTCATCGATGCGTTTGTAAATTGCACCTGCATCGGCTTTAAGCTGATCGCGGTTTAATTTAAGCGAATCCAACACGCGCTGAGATGTAACGCCAGGCGCGGGCCTGCCTTCGATAAATGCCGCGTCAAATTGCTGCGAAATCTCGTCGGCACGCTCTACAGCACGCCGAACGGTTTTTTCCCATGCTGCTTCGGCCTCGCCAGCAACAAGCGCGCGAGTCAGTCCCACTGCGCTACGCACTTGCGGGTTATCGGCAAACACATCGAAAGGAAGGTCAATGCCGAGCCGTTCCGCCGCCGCCTTTGCTTCTGGATTGACTTGCGCAAGATCGGCAAGTTTTGCCTTTGCTGCGGCGGAACCCGGCAATACACTAGATGCCTTGCGAGCAAGGTTCAACACCTCGCCAACGCCGCCCGCGGTTTCTTCTACGGCTTGCGCTGTTGGGGTTGTCGCAATTGCTGCCTCGGGAATCGCAGCAGGCGCGATTTCACGCGCTGCTGCCATCGCTGGCGTAGGTTGCATTGGTTCCACAGTAGGCTCAACGCGTGGCGCTGCTGCCGCTGGCTGTCTGCGCGCTGCTGCCCTAACCCCACGCACAACACCAGGCACTGCCGCGACACCAACAGGAGCCATTGCCCCGCCAAGTGTTGCCGCGAGCTGCCCGAGGGTTCCTGCTCCGGCTTCCTGTGCTGCTTGCCCTGCGATCCCTGCACCAGCGCCGCCGGCCACTTGCAAAGCGGGCTGTGATGCCACCATGCGCGCGACTTGCTGAGTAATCGGTCGCGCTGCGCCGGCTGCCGCCTGCAAAGCCTGTCCAGCTGCTACGGTGCCGCCGGCTCCTGCCGCACCTGCTGCGGTGGCTTGGACGATTTTTTCCGCCTGCGTGCGCGGCTCCTGCACGCCGATGCGTGTGAGCATGTCGGACATTGCATCTGTCGGAAGTGTGTATTGCGTCCCGAAAAGGCTATTTATCGCGCCCACAATTGGATCGCCAACAACACCGGCAAGTGTAGCTGCACCAGCGCCGGCAACAGCGCCAGGGATCGCACCGACACCGGCAAACGGTGCGCCTGCTGCTGCGCCAAGTGCTGCCCCTGCTGCGGGCAACGCAAGGCCGCGAGTTATGGCACCGGCAACGCCTGCCGCGGTAGTCTTCGCGGGCTGCTGTTTTTGCGCATAGGCAGCTTGTGCAGCCTGAATTAATTGCGCATCCGTTGCGTTTTCCGGGCCTTCCAGCTCAATAACGCTACCGTCCGGGGCTTGCACTTTATAATTAGCCATGTTCGCCCTTATCTGATTACTTTAAAGCCGGATGGCATCGCCGGTACTTCTTGGGCCTTAGGTTGAGCAGAAGTAGTCGCACCCGGCGCTACTTCAGTGGGTGAGTAAAAGATATTCTCTGTTTTCAGCCCGTATCCAGTAGCAATTCTTTCAATTCCTTTTCTAACTTCTTTTTCTTTTACTGCTGCTGCTTCATAAAGCTTGTCAGCTTGTTTTTTGAACATATTTCTTTGATCGTCGGCCAACTTTTCTCCGCTTATAGCTTTGTTATATAAGTTTTGTATTCTTATTGGAATACTTGCGGCATTTGACGCACTTGCATACTCTCCTTCTCTAACTCCGGTCATTGGATCAAGAAGTTTCATAAAACCAAAAATCAAAGATATATCGCCAGCTGCCGTTTTATCTGACGCAAGAATGCGCTGGTGAGCCTCTTTTACTTCCGTGTAACCCTTCGTCTGATCGCTGTATTCCTTGCGGAATTTAGCTTCTGCCTCTGGGCGCTTATCAAGTGGAATCACGCCCGCGCCCATTTGTCGCGCTTCTGCCTGAGCGAGTGTGGCATCTGCGCCAGACTTTGCGGCAGCTGCACGTGATGCAGCAACAGCAGCTTTTGCTTGCTCCGTCTGTGCTTTTGTCAGACCGAGATCGGCAGCAAATTTATCCGGTGCAAACTTATTGCTTATTTCTTTGCCGATAGCCTCTGCGCTTTCCTTGCGCATCGTGATCGGGGCCATTTCCATAGCCCGTTTAGCCTCCATCATTTTGCTAAACGTTTCAGCAAACTTATCAGGTGCCATAATTCGAGAAAACATATCAATCGCTTGCACCGTGGCTGCTTTCGGGTCACGGTCAATCGCATCAACTAAAGATTGCAATCCGCTCACGTCCTGCCCTTCAGGAGTTGCAGCAATTCTTTGTTGCAGTAAATCCTTAGCAACTTTTGCATTTCCAACGAATAGCGCGCTCATTACTGGCGAGCCTTGATTTATTTCGGCCTGTTGCCGTTTTTTATCAAGCGCACTCCATTGCGGTTCAATTACTTTTTGATGCTCTGGAAAAAGCGTCATTACACGCAAAAATGCGTCTGGCGTTCCCTGTGTGTAAGCGTTTTCGATCTCGCCTCGATAAGCCTGCAATCGCTGTTCTTTTTGTTGCTTTTCTTGCGTCTGCTGTTGAAGCGCACGAATGGACGCCCCGAATTGCAATCCTTCGGCTAGAGATTTACCAATATCAACCTGCGGCATTGCTTCAAAATAATTTATTGGCTGAACCATTTTATTACCTCTCAAAATCCAGACGGCATGCGTAACCCTGTGCCAAGTTGGCCGCCACCGCCACCGCCACCGCCACCGCCACCGCCACCGCCAAACCCCCCCATTCCGGCAACAATCGTCCCACCAATTTTTAGAGCATCACCGAAAGCTTGGCGCACTACTCCACCATTTGCTAATTGCCCGCCCGCCAATGCAGCGCCGCGTTGTGCAAGCAAGTTGCCGATTGCGCCCGCGCTCTGCATTCCGGCCCCTGCCTGCCCAGCCGCAGACGCTTGACCGAGTGAAGTTAGCCCGCCCAGCCTTTCGTATTGCTGAGCAATCTGGTTCTCGAGCATTTGCGGACGGAATTGAGCGAGCGCTGCCTGAATGTTGCCGCCACGCAGGCCACCAGTGGCAGATGCACGTTGCAGCAACGCTTCTTCCCCTTGGCGAACCGCAGACTGGAAAAACGGGCTTTGTTCAAGCGCGCTTATTGCTGCCTGTTGTTCAGGCGCACCGCGGAGCCCGATTAATGACTGCTGCCCTTGCAGTGCAGGCTGGCCGGCTTCGACATATGGGCGCAGAAGCTCGGTGAGCATGTCAAACTGACGGCGCTGTTCTGCGATTGCTGCCTCAGCTGACCCGGCCTGAGTTGCCGCCGCACGTTCTGCTGCCTGCCCTTGTTGTTTGGCGCCAGTGATCCCGCCGACAATACTGCCAACTGCATTCCCGATAAAACTCATTTTGCTGCCCTCCAGTCTTGCCGGGTCATGCCGAGGACATGAACACTAACAAGCTCGCCATTTTTCATGCAGGCATCGCGGCGCGTGCCCTCGTTTTTGAATCCTAATTTCAGGCAATAATTCTTCGCGGATTCTAGGCCGTCAATGATGTATGCCGTGACTCGGTGAATATGCTTGTGAGCGAATGCCCACATAAGACAAAGCCGTCCAAACTCACGCGAATGTGGCAAAGCGCGTTTTGACAGCATGGCATGAAGATCAAGCTCAACAAATCCGGATTCAATCACCATGAATGCGCCAACCTGATCGCCATTCAAGCGCGCAGACAAGTATTTCACGTGCGGGTGATTGATAGGCTCAAGCGGCCTGTGATCGTGACCGATGCGGGCAATGTACGGATCGCTGAACAGATCGTTCAGCGTGGCCAAATCTTTTACTGATTCGAGCGCCAGTGAAACCACAATCACTCCTTTAGCAATTTGTGGCCGCTGGTCGCCTTAATCACTCAGCTTGATAAATTTTCGCACAAAAATACAGCAAAACAAGGTATGCAATTTTTACATAATTATGCCGTCACTGCTTTGATAACAGCAAAATTGAAAACAGGTTGTTCTGTCGTTGTTCCGCCTGTCGTGGCGAATGTTATCTGAAAACTTCCAGCTGCCACGTTTGTCACGTGGATCATGTAAAGGTCGGTGCCTGACTTTTGACACACCTTAACAACATCAGTGGATGCCACGGTGCTATTTGTAACCGTAAAACTTTGCCATGCTGTTGTTCCTGCCGCACTAACTAAAGTGATTGCGCCATTTGTTTTGTTAAGCGTGACACCTTGTGTGCGGGAGGTTGTTTGCGTTACAGCGCCGCCTGATCCGGTTCCGTATCCTATCCCGCCGGATCCAACAGCAATGACACTTTGAACTCCAGATAGGCTGTTTACATTCTTCCAATAAGGCCCTGCGCTGTCATATTGCAGAATGTCATTTGGCTGAACAGAAGTAATTTTTACATTGTGCAGTTCGTCAAGCTCGTACCCATTATCAACCTTAATGAAGATTGATCCGACTGTGGCATGAACACGTTCGATAAACCCAAGTATCACCAAATGATTCGGCGCGACCGGCTTTGTTGTTGTCCATGAACCCGGAGTCGTGGGTGATAGATAAACGGTATCTCCGGCAATTGTTCCGAACGTGTTTAATTTGTAAATCGGCCCGGATATTTGAACCCAGCCTTCGCCGCCAGATGTAATTGTGTCGGCAACGAATCCTATCGTGTGGGCTGAATTTACATCGCTATCAGCCTGCGCAAGCTTCACGGCAACACGATTACCCTGTGCGCCAGATATATAAACAACCTGCCCTTTTGTCAGAGTTGAGGCGGTATCGTTATAAACGCGAGCGTATTCTTGCTCCCCTATTAGGCAATCTACATTTCCGCCCTTAAGGTTGAGGCTTAACGTTCCATTGCCATCATCCCAATAGACTGTCCCTGGCGTAACGGTGCCAAGCGTAGGCGTATTGTTGAAACCAACATAATCAAGGTTAGTTGCCCGGCCATTGGTGATTGTCGGGTTTGTGAGTGCGGCATTCGTTCCGAACACAAGAGCGCCAGTTCCGGTTTCGTCCGTCACTGCAGTTGCCAAATTTGCGCTGCTTGGCGTGCCAAGAAATGTGGCGACCCCAGCGCCGAGTCCACTTACGCCAGTGCTGATCGGGAGCCCGGTGCAGTTTGTAAGCGTGCCAGATGCAGGAGTTCCAAGAATGGGGGCTGATAATGTCGGCCCACTTGATCGAACAACATTCCCGGTGCCTGTGCTGCTAACCCATTCCGGCGCATCGGCTGCTAAATTGACCTGCAAAACTTGCTCATATAAACCAATCGGCAGAAATGTTGTCACTCCTGCGCTTGATTGATACGGTATTGATCCAGCTCCCCCGCCAGCAAGTTGCGGATTATTTGCCGCTGAAAACAGGTTTTCAAACTGCTTTATTTGTTCATTGTCTTGCAAAAATGATGCAAGCTGATCGCGCGTCAGGTTTAGAGGTTTTCTAGCCATCAGAACGCCAGCGCCTCAAGTTGAACTTCAAGCCTTACAAATGAAACATGCGATGCACTATCGCCTTGAAAGCGCTGGATACGCCAGTTTTTCATGTGCCCTTGCTGAAACCACACAAGGCGCTTCACGCGGTCTCCAATCTTGCCAGCATTTATATACTTTGGTTGGCTCCAAACCATGCCATCAACCGAATAAGATGTGCTGATCTGCGGGTTATCGCCTAAAGATACACGGCCAGTCAGGGCCACAAGTTCGAGCTCGTTGAATATCGCGCCATTTCCTTCGTTATAAACGATCATGGTGCCGAATTCCCATCTGACAGTCTGCCCATAATGGTGGCTGATTTCGTTAGCCATGTATCCTATGGATGCGCTGGTAGGATCAGCTACAAGCCAACGGTTATAGGCCCACACAAAATTCTTTGCCCGGTACGGAGAAAAACCAGAAAGCGAACTTGTAAGTGTTACCCAGACAGGCTGCTGCACAAGCTCTGTTGCGGATGCGTCAAAAACTATCGTCCTATCTGGCAGATGAACGTAGAGAAGTTTGTGATTCCTGTCGTTTCTAGCCTCAAGCTTTACGTTTGACAATTCCGCTTCGGTATAAGAAAGCAAAACCTCGTCGATTTCCTGCGTGCTGATCTTGTTTGCGTTGGCATTGGCTGCCAGATAAATTCCTGGTGCCTCATTTCTCCCTCCTCCTACAAACGCGACTTGCTCCATGAACACACAGCAAGCATGCGTTCCTAAAACCCCTTTTTGCACTTGTGCGCCGTCTATACGCTGGAAAGGAAAAACATCACCGCCAACGTTATCAAACACTTCTATAGTGTTTCTATTAAGCGCATATACCTCATTTCGAACCTTTAGCAGCGCAATCACTGGATCTGGGTCTGCCTCACTCGCGCCATATTTGAGCGGATTGACCTGTGTCGGGTCTGATAGTTCTGTTACCACTAAAAACTCGCCATCCGTGGTCATGAAATAGCCATCCACCCAGACCATGTCTAGCACAGTGCCAAGGTCAGGATCGGTTACTTGCGTGAGCGTTGATCCATTCCAATAAAACAGATTTCCGCCGGATGCAATCGCCAGTCGGTCGAAGCTGTAATCAAACGTGACAAGACCAGTGCCGCCAACATCGCCTAGCGTGGTTACAGTTCCTGTCGCAGATACTTCAACCAGTTTTGTGCCCATGACACGATAACAGGCGCCTTCCCAGTTTATTCCACCTCGATCAATGCCGGGGCCTGTCCCGTTTGAGATAAGCCCGTCAGCTGGCCGCAGATACCCTTCGCTGATACCATTGCTCTTTGGAACCGGCATCATATTTACCGGGTAACTGGTGCGAAGGTCTGGCCCGTTGTCGGTATAGATGCCGCTAATCAGTGGGATCTGAGCCATTATTTCTTCCTGGCTGCGCGCATGTTCATTCCATGCTCACTGTCGGAAACCACGCAGGATCAAATGGCTCGACCGTATAGCCAATCACCCCATCTAGCAGCGCATCATCCGGCTTTTGAAACACCCACTGCCCTTGCACCGTTTGCCGTGCCACGTCCCACGCAGTTGTGTAGCCGTCGGCTGTTTGCTTGGCCCCGGTAGCCGCATTTACGCCAAAGATCGGGAAGTGCCTGTTGCCAGCATTAACTTGCACAGCTTGATCTGGGTGAATATCATCCTTTGGCACCACTTGCCCGGTCGCTACATCAAGCAAGTCAGGTGAATCAATCGACTCAACCATGTTTGAGTAGATGGCTTCAAGCGCGGTTTTTGCTTCGGCTTCGGTTTGGAAAACAAGGTAGTCGTTCATGCTTACACCGTTGGCGGCAAAAGTTTATACGGGTGATCGGACGGCAGGTTGGATTCCAGACCCCATTTCCAAGCGAGGTAGCCTTCGAGGCGCTGGCGATCAGTGACGGACAGGTCGCCGCTCACGATGACGATCTCGCCGATCTGGCCGTCCCATGCAAAAGCGCCGGGGGTCGTTACCGAGTCAGCGCCGATACGAATACCAGAGGTTCCAATAGCACCGCCGCCCCCGGTACGCACAACATCTGCACCTCCGTTAACATTTATACCCATTGCATCCGTTGCGACACCATCAGTCCCAAACACTTGACTAACTATGCTTGAACCAGACACACCGGACACAACAGGTGAAGTTGCATCAGTCCACCCACCAGACAATGCCAATGCGGTATTAGTGGGGCCTCCGGTACCAAGATATCCAACTTGATACCCACTTAGTGAAACCCATATCCGACGATAGTTCCCCCATGACGGACTGTTTGCAACCACAAACGAGGAATATTTTCTGCTGACCGCCAGCGGGAATGCTGGAGTGTCTAAGAAAATACCGTTAGCGCCACTCCAGTTTATCGTAGGCTTGCCGTTAATATCTAATACGGAAATGCCTTCGGTTTTTTGATACGCCCCCAACACTGATGTGCGATTGACCTGCGCCCCCCAAATGTGCATTGACAGTGCGCCACCAGTCACGCCGCGTATCAACATCCCACCGTACCCGCTTGGATCAAACACAAACGGCACGTTGACCGTGACGCCGGTAGTGGTTGCAGTAATCCTCACCCACGCATCTGGAAGCTGCGCGAGGTCAATTGTCCAACGTCCATACAGGTTGTCATTAACCGTGTTTCCAATTGAAAACGTGCCGGTTGTGGAAATGCGCTTGATATAAATTGAAGGGGTAAATAACGCCCCCGGCGTGCCCATAACAAACGACAGGTAATTTGAGTTGTATATGTCGTTTGTGGTGGTATTAAGGCCGGACAGCCTGTCCGCTGTCAGCGTACCGTCCGGTGCTGTGGCATCGTTTGCCGTGATTGTTGCTGTTCCACGCTTGACCCAAAAAGCATTGTTAAACTGCTCGCTCCATTGCAACAGGTTTGATCCAGTGGCAAACGCCGGCTGCGCTGTTGCGGTAGCCTGTGTCGCATTTCGACCGTTTCCTGACTTGTCAGCCCACTGAGAAACGTTGGTGCCGTTGAGAGTAATGCTCGCCGTATCTTCGGCATCCAGCCACAGCGCTAAACTGCCCGCTAAGGCATTAGGACGCCACAATCTCGGCCCACCAAACAAAGTACCGTCCCATCTATAGGGATGGTCATACGGTAATTGCCTGACAATTTCCATTGGCATTAGAAGCCCCCCCATTTCCAAGCGAGGTAGCCCTCAATGCGCTGCCTTGTTTCTGTATTTGCTATGCTGGACAACACAATTATTTCGCCCATTATTCCAGACCACGCACGATTCAGAGCCAGAGCACGGTCATTGCCGACACAGAATGATGCCGTTATTGCTCCAGCTGGCCTGTTTGAATTTAACAGCGCAGGCGGCAACGGCAATGCAGTAACGCCAGTGCTTACTGTCTGCGCTGCCCCGCCGTTTCTGCGTAACTGCCCAAACTCGCAGAATACGTACCACTTGTCTGGGGTATCACCAATCAGCCCAATATACGATCCCGTTCCTGCGCCGCCAAACAATCCTTGGTATGCCGCCAAAAAGCTCGATTGCGTGCCGTCACGGTAACGCGCCACAACAAATACATCCTGCGTCGCAAAACTGGCCGACGTTTCCATAAAGCGATTGTTCAGCGCATCGGGCCACGTCAATACATTTTTGCCATTTAATACGGCTGTAGAATATGTTGGCTGATTAGCAGCCGTGGCCTGCGTGGCATGCCGATTATTGCCGCTCTTGTCCGACCACTGGCTCACCGTCGAACCATTGAGCGTGATTGTGCTTGTGTCGTTGGCGTCCAGCCACAGCGCGGTTTGTATAAGCGAAGGGGTCCATGCTGGACGGCCACGCCCATAAGCCATCAAACGAGTAGCACGTAGCTGCATATTATGTCAGCTCTGTAAGTTCAAGAGTCCCATCAGTACCACCAGCACGAATAACAGCTATATTCGGTGTTGCAGGTAGCCGAAGATCAACTCGCTCTCCATTGGCAACAAAATGAGACGTTGAGGCATTAGCAGTTTGCGAGGTGCTTCCGATGGCATACCTAATATCGGCACCACGTGCAAAAATGCTAATTCGTCGGCATGTTGTGGTCAGTGCCGTGTTTGCGCTTGATGCACCTGCTGCCAATTGCCGAGCGACGGACGGAATTCCTAACGGCTCGCTTGCGACTCTTTCAGCCCAAGTTCCATCGTTCATATCGACATTGCGTCGCGCAACGTCGTTGTAACTCTTGATGATGTCTGCCATGTTTCACCCCCTTAAGAATTATGGCTTAATTAAAGTTTAACCGATACGCCAGTTTGTTCCATCACAAAATACAGGAACAACATTTGCCCCGCCACCAACGACAATCGCGCCAATTCCTGCGGTCAGCGTTTGTGTTGCATCAGTCACGGCAGCCCGAGCGCCTGCACCTGCAACGGCAACAGATGGTAGGTTCGCCACTGTTTTTGTTGTGACTTTCGAGTACGTCGAAAGCGTAATCGTTTGTGATTGAACATCAACAAACGATTTTTCCATAAACTCACGCACTGTGTTAATGCTGGCTTTTCGCGCGTCGCCGTTATCGTTGGAATACACCACCAGCTTATCAGCCGAGGTGACTTCGTTGAGCGTCGAAAGCTGATTGATCGTTGGCATCATTGCCCCTTAATTAAAATCTATCGGCCCATCTTGCCCTGCAAGTACAGGATCAACGGGTCCTGGCAAAAACACATCATACATCCATGGTTTATTGCCCGCACCCGAAGGCAACGTGTCTGGGAATTGTTTTTCTGTTGGGAACGTGGCTTGCGATAAAATGGTGTTATAGGACGATTTCGCTGTTGCCATAGTGCCAGTCATTACCTGTTTCCCATATCCAGGCGCAATTCTCATCGCAAGGTTTGTAATGATTGCCTGATTTGCAGAGTCTGGGACGTAGGTTTGCTCGTCTAGGTCTGATTGCTGTGGGCTTGCTGGCAGAGGATACCCAAGCCTGATTCCTTTTGCATTCCACTCTGCCATCATCGCATCAAGTCGGCGCATTGCGCTTTCGAGTTGTTCAGGTTGAAGGTCGAATACATAGTTCGCCATTCCGATTTCTTCGAATGCCGCTTCGACGTACTGGCGCTTGCTGTATCCCATTTCACCCCCTCAAAACTTCAGCGATTCGTTCAAGCAATTTACGGTCAGTCGTGCGTCCGTCAAACTTGATGCCAAGTTCATTTGCCTTTTGCTCTATTTCATCGCGTGTTGGTGGCAGATCATCTTTGACTTGTTCTACATCTTCATTTTGGTAGTCAGATACTGCCAAAACAAGGCTTTCCCGCCATCCTTGCGAGATTGCTTCGAGCAGTTGTAGATCGTCCTTTACGCCACGCGATTCGTAAGTGGTGCCGCTAGGGCCAAAATGTGGGCCAGGGCAACGATAGACCATTGCTGGGTATTCCATTACTTACCTTTTTTTGCAGGCGCTTTGCTTGGTTTTCCTGCCTTCATGGCAGCAGTGCGCGCGGTCGAAAGTGCAATTGCAACGGCTTGCTTTTGAGGTTTGCCAGATTTCATTTCTTTCGAAATGTTTGAGCTGATGCTCTTCTGCGAATAACCTTTTTTCAGCGGCATTTTTATCCCTTTGAGGAAAACCCGAGGATTGCTCCTCGGGCTTATTTTACAGCTTAGGCAATGCGATAGGTGACAAACGTATCAGCAGCCGTTTTACGGGTGCGGAAACGAGCGGCAGCGCCAGATGTGCCAGCGGTAGCAGGTGCGCCAACGATGGTCATGTTGGTATTGACCGTGATTGTCAGGGCGAACGCAGCCAGGGTAATCAAAGACCAGTCGAAGCTATCGCCAATGGCAAACTCGGTAGCTGCATCAAGCACAGCACCGGTTGGCAACTGGATGTTTCTGCCAGCGCTAGGGGTGGCCGTAACAATACCGCCGAGCAACGATGCCGCTGTGAAGGCCATTGAGCCGCCATCAGTGATATCAGTGGGCGCGCCTTGCACTTGCGCATTCAGGCGTAGCTGTTGCACTTGCGGAGCGGTGCCTACTTCGTAATACACGGGCTGTGAGCCCACAGATTCGACCACAATAGTCGCGCCGGACGCATAGGAACCAAACACGGTTTGCCCATTGGTCACGGTGCCGATAAGCGTGGTTTGATCTGGGTAGTTGGGATAACCAAGAGTGCGAGAAACTTGCGCTTGCCCTTGCGTGAAGACGGCGATTGATTCATTCGCCGGAATGGTGATAGTGGCTTTGCCATTTACTGCAATAACGTTTGACATGGTGTTGTTCCTTTCAGAATGTAGAGAAGGCCGGGTTTCCCCGGCCAGTCATGCTTAGCTTTGCGAGAACATGATTACGCCAGACATTTCGGGCTGCTTATTCACAACGCCGAACAGAGTGTCGAGACGATATTTTGTCTTCATGGTGTTAATGTCATACTGTTTTTGCATAACCAGTTCGATGCCCTGATCTGTCGAGGCACGCATCACAGCTGCGCCAGCGTCCTGCGGCACTGCGTAACGGCCAGGAAGGATCTCAAGCGCATCACGCTGCCAGAACGGGTTGATGAAGTTGGTCACGGTGTTCAGGAACACGATCGCGGAGTTCGAGGCGACGGTGTTGGCCACAACGTTTTGATACTGGACTTCAGCATCCGAGCCGCCCTGATTGCTGATGATCGGGGGGCTGATCACAAGGGTGGTCGAGGAAGGCACGCTGATGACGCGGAAGGTCTTCAGCTGGCCGGTGTCGCCCTTGGTGATGTGATGCACAGCGTTGAGACCTGCGATCGTGAAGGCATCGCCCGCAACCACGTTGGTCGTGCTGGAAACCGTGATGGTTTGGAAGCGGTTATCGACGTTGGAAGTTTCGCCAGTGGTCGCAACGGAGGTAGCCCGCGGCACGTAGTAGTTACCGGCAGACGCGCGGGTGTCAACAGTCAGGCCAGCGCCGCCAGCGGCAGCAGTCTTGCGGTTGACTGAGCCAAGCTTGTATGTCTGGAAGCTCGCCATTTCGCCAACAAACGCCTTACGCAAAGCCTTGTCGCTGATCTCATTACCGAAGGAACGGGAGGCTTTTGACAGATCATTCGCCATGCCGTTGTAGTCGCGGGTGGAGAGAGCGAGATATCGGTCATACATCGGGACGCCTTGCTCGTTCATAATCGCTTCGCACTGCGCCACATCATCAAAACCCGAGGCAGCCGAGGCACGCTTCACAAATAGGGTGCCCTGGTTGGCAGCCACGTTCATGATTGCCACGTTAATATCGCTCGCCAGCTTTTGCTTGGCAGCGTCACCGAGACGACCTTCTTGCAGGCTGTCACGCAGTTCAGTGGCGGTCATCACCCACGGCACAGACTTTGAAAAGCCGATGGTCGCGGGAACAGAAAGCTGCGTGAAGTCATCAAAGTTGCTCGACTGATCGGTGCCGTTGTAGCTGGTAGCGATGTAGGGCTGAGGCCGCCAGATAACGTTGTTGGTGCGCTCCATCATCGATTGGTCGGTGTTATACACCGCGACGTTTTTGGACAGCACTAAAGCGTCTTGAAACCCTTCAAGGATGTCTTCGAACGCTACGCGTTCCTCTTTACTGAACGAATTTGCCATGATTTAAAACTCCTGATTAGTTTGATTTTTGCCGAAGCTGGCGCTTATACGCCATCACCTTCGACAGGTTGCCGGTTTTGGCCGCTTCTTCCCGCAGCCGTTCAAGGGTTGAGTCCACCGCACCGCTCAGACTGCCAGTGCCTTTCACAGACCTTTCGGGCGGCGGCGCTGCCTTGCGATTCGTCACTTTCAATTGCGTCTCCAGTTTCGCGACCGCGAAGGCAAACTTCACGGGGTCTTTAATGTCAGCAAGCTCTTTCGCGCGCTTTGGATTCTTGCCTAGTGCATACACAACCAACGCCGGGTTTTCTGCGCCTTGAAGCACTACTCCTTGTTGCGTCACGCTGAAGACTTCTTGAATCGCCATCTCGGCGTCATCAAAGTCTTTAACGCGCAGTCCGACTTTCGCCTGCCCATACGCATCAAGTTTTGCCTGCCAAGCTTGCTTCGTTTCTTCTTCCGCTCGCTTGGCCTGCTGCGCCTGCTCATCGGTCTGACGTTTCCGCTCAAACCAATCTGCCAACGCGGCTTCGTATTTCTCCGCGTCGTAATCGTGGGCTTCAAGCGTCGGCTTTGCCCCCAGCACAGCCGGCTTAGTCTCGGTCTGCGTGGTTTCTAGCTTGGCCTGCAATTCACGATTCTGACGCTGCAATTCCCGGTGTGACTTGCGCAACTCTCGCACCCATTCCGGCGCGCGCTGATCCTGCTCTTGAGGTGGCGTTTCCTCACCGATTGAAACGATTACTTCGTCGCCGCTTTCCTCTTGTGCTTCGGTTTCCGGTTCTTGGTCGGCGTCGGTATTTTGCTCGTCGCCCACGTTCTCAAGTTCCGGTTCCTGCTGCACTTCGATTTCGTCGGCTACTTCGTTTTCGTCCTCTCGCTCTGCCTTTTGCTTCATTTCAAACCCCATAAACTCACCCGAGAATGGCCGGGTGGATGCCATGAAAATCATTCCACGATTGGGGCGGCGGATTGCTGAAGCATCCCGCCCAACATCTGAGCCGCTTCCATCGCTTGTTTCTGTTCTTGCAGATCAACCTTCGATAAGGTTTCCACCGTCTGAGCCCGCTTCAATTCCGCGCTCGCCACCGTCTCAACGGTATCGGCCCGCGCCTTCGCCGCCTTCGCCACGGCTTCTTCTGCCGCAGCTTGAAGGAAGATCGCGTTCGGGTCTTGCGGCTGATTTTGCATCGCTGCCATCATTTCCTGCGCTTCTTCCTCTGTCGGTTTCATCACGCCAAGATTGACAAGTTTCTTGCGGAAATAATCGCGCACGTCGTCGATGCCTTCGCCTTCCATGTTCATCATCGCCATAGATGTGAGCACTTGCCGGGTTTCCGGGTCATCAGACACCGCGATCATGTTTGTGATTGATCGCACCGTGGATTCGCGGCGTGAGACGAAAGACGGGCCAACGCTAGAAACAACATCAAACGAGGCTTCAGATAGATCGTTTTCCATCTCGATCTCGCCGGTTTCCTCGTCGATAGTTGGTTTCATCAACTCGACACTGCCCATTTCGCCCATGAGTCCGACCGTTTTCATCTTCCGGCCCGGCTCAACATATACATCGCGGGCCATGCCAAGCCAGATTTCACCAACACGGCGTACCAGCTTCGCTTGGTTGGACATGTAGATAAACGTCTGCATATCAAGCCGCGACTGGATAGATTCCACGGCCTTGCCGGAGATATTGGCGACCATCTTATCGGCGCCTTGCGGATTGCCGAGAATGTCGTTCATGTCCTGATCGGTTATCTGCAAGAGCCCGGCCAATGCCGGAGGAACTTGCGCTGATCTTGTGTAATCGACAGGTCCGCCTACCTGCTGCGAGCCATCGGGCCCGGTGATCGGGTTGATGAGCAGGTAAGGGTAATTCTTGATGTTGTCCTCAGCCCACATCATCTGATGGCCGGCGACTTGCTCAGGCGTCAGGATCGGCTTTTCAACGCTGGAAAGCGCGCTGATCTCGCCAAGCTTTGAGAGCTGCATATTCTTGAGTCGCTGCGCATCCTTCGCCAGTCGCACATGCCCCATGCAGCGCTCGACGTTATCGACAAACCATCGTTTGCCATACACCGGAACCACTGGAATTGACTTGCCGGCGATGTATCCGCAATCCTCGAGCACTGCGTTACCGCTCAGGATGTATTTGCGCACCTTCGTGCGTTTGACACGCTTCTGGCGAATTTCACGGCTGCCAATAGCCCGCAGGGTTTCTTCGAGGTTTTCATCGGCGTCGAAGTCCGCCTGAGAATACCGTTCTTCCTCACCGTCGATGGTTTCGAAGATTCTGACGGTTTCTTTTACTTCTTCAAGGCGGTAATACTCAGCCACAAAAACAACGTCAGGCGTGAGCCAGTCAAATTCGTATTGGTGAATATCTTTCGGCCAACTGGAAGGATCATCGTTCCATTCGGCCTGATACGCATCGCGCGTCATCGAGGTGATAACAAAGGCAAACTTTGCGTCCGCCTTGTCCTGGCGCTTAGCATCCAGATCAAAAAACACGCTGGAATCGGCATCGTAAATCGGCTCGATGCGGATCCGCTGTTTTTCGTTTTCGTCGTCCTCTTCGTCCTCGTAGGCGGTGCGAAGGCGAACGGCACCAAAGCCCCCGCCGACAGCTTCTTCGAAGGCATTGTCGAAGGCTTCTTCAGCGCCAGAATCCTGCTCGTCGGCACGATAAAGGCCGTCGCAAAGGTCTGCGAGCTTGTCGTACTCCTCGCCTTCCTTGCTGACAAAATCCACCGTGATCCGATTGTTGCGGTATTCGTTGATAATCCGAATCACCGCGAGGTGGATTTTATTGACTTCAAACTTAGGCTTATTCTCGAATTGCTCGCCGAGCGGCCCTTCCCACTGCGCGCCGGCAATGGAATAAAATCGTCGGTCTTGAAGGCATTGCAGTCGCTCATCACGCAATGCCGACTGGATGTTGTCAAACTGGCGCATGGCCTCCTGATGCACTTGTGCCATCTTTTGTTCGTTTGACATTCGCGCCATGTAATTTAAGCCCTCTGGTTTTCTACATTATTCACCATCGGCTGATAGTTGGCAAGGCGGTGAAATTTATCGGCTTTTTTGGTGCCGCCCGCCGTATTCCTTCGCAGGCGTATCGAAGGGCATCGATAACGTGGTTTTTCTTATCCTCAAGGATTGGAAGAATCTTCCCTGTCAGCGGATCAGTCTTGTAGGAATAAAGCGTGAGTTCGTCAATCGTATGCACGCACCTAGGATGTACCACGATGTCGTAAGTCTTGAGCCACTCGATACCCTCGTCGAGCGACTTCGGTCCTTTAACGGCGCCCATGATCTTCGGGAAACCATGCTTTTGCATGAATGAAATGGTTTCCGGGCGTGCAGAATCGGCCACGATCGGCCATTTTTCCGATTCCGGCACCGTCATGAACAGGTCTGGCGTGTCCATGATCTCGCAGCCCACCCGGTAGGCCTCAAAGTCAATGTAGAGCGTGCGCCCGATGATGTGACATCTAACAAGCGTGGTCGGATCAACAGCAAATCCCCAGTCAGCGCCTAGCCTGTGCATTGCATCGGCTGGCGCATCGAATTCCTCAACCCGCCAGTTTCGAAACACCCGCGCTTCGCTGTTTGACAGGTAGCCACCGCGCCACACATGGTGAAACTTGTCCGGGTCGCGGCGCTTGTCGTACTCCATTTCATCGCGCAGGACGTCAGGAAACCAAGGGTTGTCATCGTAATTGACGGGCAGCACCACGGAATCAGGCGGTGGATTAGGCCCGCGCAATAGGTGATCCACCGGGTCAGATGCCTGCCGCGGGTTCCATGTGAACCACAGTTCGCTTTCAGGCTTTCGGATTGTCGGGCGTAGCAGATCAAGCGATTTCTGGCTCAAGCTTTGGGCTTCTTCCACCCAGGCCCGGTCATATCCCTCAAGCGACTTGATCGAGTCGGCGGTGTGATTCTGCATGCCTTGGAAGATAATCAGGCCGTCGCCCTTCTTTGACTTAATGACGGCCTCTTGCACCTCGAAGTAAGCGCCCGCGTTCATCTGCTCAATCTTCATCTCAAGAAGTCGTTTCACTGACTGGCTGAGAGACTTCTGCACCTCGCGCACGCACACACTGCGGCTTTTCGGGTCGATGATATGGGCTTCGATCATCATTTCCGCAAAACAGTGCGACTTGCCAGAGCCCCGGCCACCAAACGCGCCTTTATAGCGAGACGGCTTGAGCAGGGGCAGGGCCCAGCGGGGGGTTTGGATCTTGAGAATGGTCAAGCACTTCCCCCCGTGGCTTTTGCGATTGCTGCCGCCGCTCGATCAACCCACGACAATCGATTGACTGCGTCATGATCGGAGAACACCTCTTGCAACGCCCCCACCAACTCCGCAACCGTCCTCCCTGCCTTTGAATCAGGGCAGATTCCTTCAATCAACTGCGGCGAGCAGCCGATGCACGTCGTCATGTAGCAATAGGGCTTCATTTCTCTCCCCTTGCGCGGATAGCGGCACCCGGCCCACCGTTACCAAATTGTTTTTGCTCTGGGGTACACCATTCATCAGCAATTTGAGCGCAAGTTTCACGCTCGATCTTTGCGCCGCGCTGTTCAGCACGCTTGATAATGTGCTTTGACTCGTCGGCAATACGGTCGGCCTCATATTGTGTGGCGTATTCAGCAAACCTAGCAAAGACCTGGAATAAATCGCGGTTGAGTGATGCCATGTGCGGAAAGTCAGCCCCGGACAATCTCATCCATTCTTCAATTTGTTCGCGTGTCATTCCTGACCCCTAATCATGTTGGCAACCATCTCATAGCTCAACATCATGTGTCGGCGCAGCGGATCGGCCATGTATTTATCGTGCAGTGCGTCCCACTGTCTGGCGATCTGTTCCTGTTTATCGGCGGCGACAATCTTTGCGAACTTCTCGGCCTTTTCAATAGTTGGTTTCCACTCAAACACGTTGGGAGATTCCTCATGCAACATCCCAGCTTCAGCAAGCAGGTCTATAAATTGCCCCGGCGTCATTTCCTCACCTCGAAAGCCCGAATATCATCATTCCCACCGTTCATGATGCCGTTGGCGATGGTCTTTGCGTCCAGCCCCACGCACATGTCCTCAACCCACGCCGCAATACGCTCACGCTCGGCAGCGGCGGCAAGGGCGGCGAAGCGTTCGAGTTGCCCCTCCCAGCAAGTCCATCCAAGGCCATGCTTGGCTATTCCAGCCGCCTTTGCCATCTTCACGATGTCGTCGTTCATTTCCTCACCTCCAACTCGTACAGCGGCATCCTCGCCCGCGTTTCATCCACCACAAGCCGGCATAACGCCAGCAAGTGCATTTCGCTCATCATGTCCGGCCGGGTTGTTTCCGTCGATTGGCCAGCTATGTACCCCTTGATGATTTCGACCAGTCTTGAGTCAGGTACTACCGATCTGAACCTCATTCCTCACCCCCGATCCCATGCGCTCGTTCGATTGCGCGGGCGAATTCCAGTATTTCCTCAAATGCCACACCATCAGGCCAATCCAATTCGTGAATTTGCGGCGCCGTCAGCGGCTTGCGCTGGGTTGGGGCGGTGTAGAGGGGGAAAACGTCAGAGTGATCTGCGTACTCTTTGCCGACGATGTTGCGCCCATCGTGATAGCAGAATGGCTTCTGTTTTTGCTGCTTCCCCCACTGACTCAGCGGCACACCATTTGGGTGATCGTCATCAACCACGGTGCAGTTGAATTTCACCGACTCCTGCTCCGGCTGTGCCAGCCTCTCGCGTAGGGCGTTCATGGCCGCAACGACCTTGTTAAGCTCACGCAAATGAAGTGGCCAAAAGATGCAATCCAACGCTTCCAGCGCCTGCTGCATTAGTTCTCTGTCTGTCATTCCAAGCCCTTTCCAATTTCAGCAGCAGCGCGGACGATTGCGCGGCGGGTGGCGGCAAACGCATCAGGCTTGTGGTACTCGTCAACCCGCTCACCAACCGGACCAAAAACCCTTGTTTCAGGGTTGCGAGGGTCAATCTGAATACCGAGATTCACAGCCAGCCGCAACGCATCGCCGTCGTCGGTGAGGGGTTCAAAAACATCATGTCTGCCGTCTTTGGCATAAACATTTAATGCGTCATCTTCCAGCCAATCCCACGACTCCCATCCCGCCGCCTTCGCAGCCAGTTCAAGTAGTTCTCGGTCAGTCATTGTTTCCTCGCCCATGTTGCAATGCAATCCGCCAGATACCGCGCATCCTCAGCCAGCCGAGCCACTTTTTCAGCATCTGGCGTGGCAAAGGCAAGCTCCTTCTGCAATTCCTTGCAGGTTTTTTTCAGCGCAATCAGGTCTGCCGCTGGGTTGTCATTCATCGTTTTTCACCTTCAGGCAAAAAAGTTCAAACAGCGCCGGACACATCTTGCGTTCGCCAAGTTCCCACTGTTGCCAGTTCCTGAGCGAGCGATAGATCAAGGATGCTGCCTTAGACGCGCTCAAACCCGCTTTTGCGCGGGTTTCGCGTATTAGTTCAGGGGTAGGGCTACTTTGAATCATTAGAAAGCTTCTGGCGCAGTTCTGCGGCAAGTTTGCGAGCCGCACCTGCGTGAATTAATTTGTTTTCACCAATCCACGCATCAGCCCGTTTTTCTAGCAGATCAACAGTCTGCAAGCGCAGATCGGAAATGATTTTTTCGGCAATAGGTTTTGCTTGTGTCGGCATTTTTACAGTTCTCATTACAAAGCCCTCGCCATGGCTTCGGCGTGGTCGCGCCGATCAAAGTAGCAAGAGCGCAGACCGCCAGCCGTTTGAACTTGATACTCAACTTCTTCGCCATCCGGGGCGTGAGTGATGATTAGCGTGGCATTGCCAATGCTGCGGTAGGTTTGATAGCCCATTTTTATCTCCGGTTTGTTGTGTCGTGCTGACAACCCAAATACTACGCACAACGTGCGTAACAGTCAAGCATCATCTTCAACTTTTTTTAACGTTGCTCTTTGCTCAATAACGTCACCAATCACCACACGTTCGATTCGCTCAATCTTGAGCGGGTTTTCGGAGTCTCCACCTACAGTTACTTTATCGCCGTACTTCTTCGGGTTCCATTTCGCCAAAAGCTGCAAACGCGTCCATATTCTGTTTTTCTGCCATGCGACATATCCAGCATCAACACCACCTCGATCAGTGCTTGGCGGCGGCTCATCTGCAATTGCCAATGTATCTGTAGCAATTATTTCGTGCCCAGCTTCTCTCGCGCGCGCGAATCGTTCGGCTAGTTCTGGCTTCGCATAAGTCCAGTCGTACCAAGTCGTAAGTCCGACTCCTACTTTCTTTACCGCTTGCGCCAACGGGATTCCATTGCTTAAGCAATCAATAATTTCATTAGCTTTCGATTCGGTATAAGTAGAAACGCGCCCCATATATCAATCCACAAAAAGAACAGCACTAACAATAACCACCACTACAAACGCAATGGCAATCTCAAACATTCTTTCCTCCTAAAAAGCAATAACAATCGGCCTGCAAACCAAAACACCATCTTTCGTTTTCACACAAGTATAGTTTGCCTGCGCATCAACAAATGAACACGCCATAATCAAAAACAAAATAACTTTCATGCTTTACCTTTCATTCATTCAATTTAATCAACCGGCCCAAGTAATCCTGCGCTTTCCTCAGATCCTCAACACCGCCCTTATCCTTCCACCGCGCCACGTACTTAATCACGTTGCCCCAGTAAAATCCCTGCAATTCTTCCCGCCCCATCCAACATGCCATAGCTTCTACTGGCTGGATGTCTTTTTGGTAGTGCTGCCCGCCGATCTGCTCTTCCATCGCCCCACCCCTCAACCTTAGCACATTGTTCGTATGCGCACAAAGTGCGCACCCCTAACCCCTGCCCCTGACGAATTGACAATGCCCCTACCGCCCCTGACCTATAGGTGTCAGGGGCAGGGGCGGGGCGATTATTGTCAATTTTTCCACAATCGCCCCTAATCGCCCCTAACGCCCCTAGGGGCACTCAGGGGCATTTAGGGGCGCCGTTTTTGCGCAGCAACATGGCGCTAACTTGGGCGTCTTGGACGAACACCCATCCATGCTCAAACGGCTCGATCATGCCAGCGTTGAGCATCGGCGCGATCAAACCATCGGCCCTGCTGGACTCTGTTTTATTTTTGGCGGTGCGCTCAGAAATACCATCCTGAATAAGTAACTCCCTCAATGCAGACCGGCTTATATATGGTTTGCCATCCCTTATTTCAGCCCCGCTATTAAACCACCCACGTTCCATCTTTCTGGCGTTTTCGTCATGCTTGCTGGGCCGCTTGTGTGGCTGTTCTGTGCTGGCGGATTCATCTGGTATTGCTACGCAAGTCGTGGCAGGTTTTCCGAACTTGGTGATACCCATCTCAACCACCTTAAGTTGAAAATAAATGCTTTCACCTTTGCCTGATAGCTCTCGCTGTTTGGTAATGGTGGCAGACCTTATTCCGTCCTTTTCGACCACCTCGATTTCGGTATCAATATGCGCGCGAATTCCTGACCAACCGCGGGCCCCTTTGGCTTGATCCTTGCCGTTATGGTGGATAATTAAAATAGCCGCGCCGGTGGATTGTGCTACGGCATCGAACCTAGCCATGACTGGCCCCATATCCTCTCCGCTGTTTTCATTTGCCCCGGCTGACATTCGAGCCAATGTGTCGCCAATAATGAGTCGCACTGGCTGGCTTTTTAATTGTTCAATCGTTTTTACCAGATCGATCACGTCATTGGCGTCGCCTTGATTGGCGTAAAAATTGAGCGGGACAGGCACCATCGCCAGCTTCTCAAGCGTGCAGCCAAATGCCTTTTTTATGGCCTGCATTCGTGAGCGGATGGATCCGGGGGCCTCGCTTGCCAAATACACCACAAGGCCAGGGTCAATTTGCCGCCCAAAAAATTCCTGTCCGCTGGCAATGTGGGCGGCCAAAGACAAAGCAAAAAATGTCTTGCCGCTGTTGCTGTCTCCGTACAGCACAGACATGCTGCCTATTGTGATCAAGCCCTCAACTAACTCGTTCGGTGCTTCGTAGTCGGCGGGCAACGCATCGCCAAAAACCACCTTCAGCTTATCGATGATCTTTTTGTCGGCCTGAGGATTTAACAACCCAGCCAGATCATTTCCCGCCTGCGCGTAATCGTTTGCATCCCCTTGGATCGACGGCATGACCATTCGAGCCCCGTACTTTGCGCAAGCTTGCTCCGCGTACTTTTGCCCAACACCGCTGGCATCGTTGTCAGCCACTATCACAATGTCCTGTGCTTGCCCGTATATGTCGCGCATGGTTCCAGTCACCGGAACCAGATTGCTGGCGCTGTAGGCCACTACTACCGGCCTACCGCTCACTTCGTTGATGGTGGCGGCGGTGGCATAGCCCTCTGCCACATAAAGTACGCCGGGCACGTCAAGAGTTCCGATCAGGCAAAACTTACCGCCTACGCTTCCGCCAGGGTGATAAAGCTTGCCGCCATCGGCATCAATGTATTGCAGGCTTGCGAGTACGCCCGACTCGTCAAACAGCGGAACCATAAGCCTACCGTCGCCGGTGATTTTTGCCCCGTGGGGCTGGATGCCCTTGCGTTTTAGGTACGGGTGCTCGGGGCTGGCTGCGGCACCTTCTGACCAGATGATATCGACTGTGCTGGCAGCGGCTTCGTTTTGTTTCTTTCGCTCGGCATCACGGGCGGCTTTGGCGGCGGCTATTCGTGCGACGTGGGCCATTTCCTCGGCCACGGTATATGGTTTGTTTGTGGTCGCTTTTATGGTTTTTTCTATGCCTTGCCGCCAGTCCCCAAAAATCATCGTGCAGATGCCGTCGGCATGGCCGACGTACCAGCCTGATCTATCGGTGCGCTTGTTGTCTGTACGAAACCGGCGCAGTTGGCCGTCCAAGATAATTTCATCAGGCGGCGTGATGCCTGCCTCTAGCATCGCCTCACGAAACTGCACTTCGGGCGGAGCAAGTATCGGCGCTGGTGGCGGTGCCCACGGGCCCCCCAATATCTTAGTTAGATCAGCCATTCACCACCCCGCCGCTCAGGTAGTCAGACAGGGCCTTGATTACACGATGCGTCGGGTTTGCTTGATTTTTTAGGATGCTGCGGATGGTGTTGGGGTGAACTTTCGTCGCCCGCGCCACCATCGAAAGCTTTCTATCTGCCAATGCTTCCCTAATCTGTTCCAGCGTCATTTTTGGTCCTTTTGTTAAAAAAATGTCATTGCGTTGTTGCAATGTAGCAGATTGCTTGCTATAGTTCAACCACTGCGCGAACGGAATGGCCGACGGTGCAGATATACAGGAGATAGCAAAGTGGCAATTAATCTTAAACGCTCAAGCCAGCTGGCAAGCGACGGCGTCAAGCTGTTGGTGTATGGGCAGGCAGGCGCGGGCAAAACCAGCCTCATTAAAACACTGCCGAGCCCGGTGGTGTTGTCTGCGGAAGGCGGGCTGTTATCCATCGCTGACGCTGACGTTCCGTACATCGAAATTAGCAGTATGGACTATCTGCGTGAGGCTTATTCTTGGCTGCGTGACAGCGCGGAATCTAAGCAATTCAAGAGCGTGGCGCTGGATAGCATCAGCGAAGTGGCTGAGGTTGTGCTCAACGCTGAGAAGAAAGCCACGAAAGACGGTCGAGCCGCATATGGTGAGATGAACAGCGTCATGACAGAGCTTATCCGTTCGTTTCGTGACTTGCCGGGACGGCATGTCTATATGTCAGCCAAGCTTGAAAAACTGCAAGATGAAATGGGCAAAGTGATGTATGGCCCGTCAATGCCCGGAAAAAGTTTGTCGCAAGGCTTGCCCTACTTCTTCGACGAAGTGCTGGCATTGAGGGTTGAGAAGGATTCGGAAGGCAATAGCCAACGGGCGCTGATGTGTGACGGTGACGGTGCTTGGTTAGCAAAGGATCGCTCCGGCAAGCTGGCAGCCTGGGAAGCGCCTGACCTTGGCGAAATCATTAAAAAGATTGGGGGTGTGGAATGAACGAAAACGATCTCAACCTGCGTGACTTTTTCGCATCTCAAGCAATGGCGCATTACCTGCGCGAAACATCTGACCGCCAGGCTGTCAATGCAGGAATGGAAATCGAAGAGATGGTGGCTGTGCAAGCTTACATGATGGCCGATGCAATGATGGCCGTTAGGAATGACGAATGAATGGATTTATTAATACATCTGAGCATGATCTGTTCCAGCTTTCTGAGTCGTGGTTAGAGGCAAAAGAGGCCGAACGGATGGCAATTGAAGCTCGCCGGGCAGTCGAAGATGAATTGATTTGTGCATTTCAAATTTCGGAACAGATGGAAGGCACGTTCAATGCCAAGACCATCACCGGGCACCAGATCAAGATTGTCGGGAGACTGTCTCGCAAAGTTGATGCAGAAAAGGTACAGGAATTGGCAGCCGAGCATGGCCTGACTGCTCACCTTGGAAACCTGTTCCGATGGAAACCTGAAATTAACATGACGGCGTGGAAGTCCACAGCGCCTGAAATAACAAAAGCTTTGGCCGATGCTGTAACTGTGACGGCAAGCCGCCCGTCATTTTCAATCACACTGGAGAAATAACATGGCTTTTCTTGACATCAAACTGGACGACCTTCCCGAATCAAAATACAGCCTTATTCCAGAAGGCTGGTATCAAGCGAGCATCACTGAGGTAAAACTTACTGACACAAAAGACAAGACAGGACAAAAGCTCGAGGTTAAGTTTGCGATCCTTGGTCCAGTTCAACAAGGTCGCTCAATCTTTGCCAACATCAACATCAAGAACAACAGCCAAAAGGCAGAGGAAATTGGACGTTCGCAGCTTGGAGATCTTATGCGCGCAATTGGCATGAGTCATGCCAGCGACACAGATCAGTTCATCGGCGGGAATTTGCAAATTAAAGTTGCGATCAAGCCGCCAAGCACTAACAAATTGACTGGCGAGCAGTATGACGAAAAGAACGAGATTAAGGGCTATAAAGCGATCGGTGATGGTATCCCTGCAATGGCTGCATCAATTCCATCGTTTCCAAAGACTGCCGCTGTTACACCTCACGCTCCAAAAGCTAGTGGGCTTCCTTGGTAAAAGAAATAACATTTGACTAATCACGCCCGGCCAGCAATGGCCGGTGACTGGAGAATCGTATGCCATATAAACGCGGCAGTGAATTGCCCCACGCTAAACTTGACGAAGAAGACATTAAATCAATTAGATCTGAGGTAAAACAACGCGAAAAGCTTCGTGATTACATTCACGAATCTTTAACTAATCAAGCACTTGCAGATAAATACAATGTTCATATTAAAACAATTGAACGGATTGTGCAGTTTCAAACGTGGAATCACGTTTTATAAGGGAAAAACATGGACTATGAATTATTCGTCGCGTCAAAAAGACGCGCAGAAATTGCAACAGGGCATCAACCCGGAGATTTAAATGAGCATTTGTTTGATTTTCAGCACGCAATAGTTTCATGGGCTGTTCGACGTGGCCGTGCTGCCGTATTTGCAGATACGGGGCTTGGCAAAACGCTCATGCAGCTGTCTTGGGCTGATGAGATTGCATCGCACACTGGCGGGATGGTTTTGATTCTGGCCCCGCTGGCAGTATCAGAACAAACTATTGAGCAAGGCCGCACGTTCGGCATTGATGTGCATCGAGTGCCTAATGGTGGCACGCCAAATGCTCCGGGCATCTGGATCACCAATTACGAACGAATGGATGCCATTGATTTCACCGAGCTGCATGGGCTTGTGCTGGATGAATCATCCATCCTCAAAGCTCATGACGGAAAGACTCGCCAGCGCATCATTGATGCCGCGCAGGGGGTTCCATATCGATTGAGCTGTACCGCTACACCAAGCCCGAATGACTTCGAAGAGCTTGGCAATCAATGCGAATTTTTGGGCGTTATGTCACGAACCGAGATGCTTGCCACTTACTTCGTGAATGATACGGGAGACACCGGAACATGGCGGCTTAAAGGATGGGGCGCATCAAAGTTTTGGGAATGGATGGGTACATGGGCCGTTGTTCTGCGGAATCCTTCTGACATTGGCTTTGACGGCAGCAAATACATTTTGCCGATACCTCAATACATTGAGCACGTTGTAAAAACAGACGTTATTGGGGATGAGCTTTTTTCGCTCCCCGCAATGGGATTGGCAGAGCGCAGAAAAGCACAGCGCGACAGCATCGAGGCACGATGCAAAGCACTGGCTGATGTAGTCAATGCAGAAAGTACAGAGCCGTGGTTAATCTGGTGCCACTTAAACGATGAGGCCGAACTATTAAAAAGCCTGATTCCTGGCAGTGTAAATGTGCAAGGAAGCGACACGCCAGAGCACAAAGCAAAACAGATGCTTGCGTTTTCGCATGGCGAATTGCGCGTGCTAATCAGCAAGCCAAAGATATGCGGATTCGGAATGAACTGGCAGCACTGCGCTCGAATGGCTTTCGTCGGGCTTGATGATTCGTTTGAGAAGTTTTATCAGGCGGTTCGACGTTGCTATCGCTTTGGGCAAAAGCGCCATGTGCAGGTGCATTTATTTACTGCTGAAAATGAAGGCCAGATCCTTGAAAACCTGAAACGCAAAGAAAAATTACATAACCAAATGAGCGAAAACATGATTGATTACATGAAGGACATCATGAACAAGGAGCTTGAAGGACAGCAAAACATCGTTGATGAGTACCGTGAAGATACCCACGAGGGTGATGGCTACACAGTGCATCTCGGTGATTGCGTGAAATGGGCAAAACGCATGGCGGATAACAGCATCGACTACTCTGTTTTCAGTCCTCCGTTTGCCGATCTGTTTGTGTATTCAAACAGCGATCACGATATGGGCAATTGTAAGAATGACGCCGAGTTTGTCGCACAACTTCGCTATCTGATTGCCGAGTTGTTCCGTGTAATTAAACCGGGTCGCAACGTCAGCTTTCACTGCATGAATTTGCCCACCACGAAGATGCGCCAAGGTTTCATCGGCCTGCGCGACTTCCGTGGAGATCTTATTCGTGCTTTTCAGGATGTCGGATTTATTTATCACTCAGAGGTCTGCATATGGAAGGATCCGGTAGTGGCAATGCAGCGCACCAAAGCTTTAGGGCTGTTGCATAAAACAATCCGCGAAAACAGCACCATGAGCCGTATGGGACTACCAGATTACGTTGTCACCATGCGTAAGCCTGGAGAATGTGCAGAGCGTGTTACTCATGGAGATGATCTTCCTGTGAAGATGTGGCAGAAATACGCCAGCCCGATCTGGGGTGACATCAACCAAGGCCGCACGCTAAACAAACTTCCAGCCCGTGACGAAAACGATGAAAAGCACATGTGCCCACTGCAACTGGATGTCATTGAGCGATGCATTCATCTTTGGACGAATAAAGGCGATTTGGTGTTTTCGCCATTTACCGGAATCGGAAGCGAAGGATATTGCGCAATGAAAATGGGACGTAGGTTTATCGGAACCGAACTCAAGCCGCAATATTGGGATTTGGCTTGCGAAAATATTGGTGATGCAAAACGTGATCAAATTGATCTTTTTGCATAAAAAAATGCCCGAACGAATGTCGGGCATCAATCAACAGACCGGAGATGTTACAAGTGGAAGAATACACGATTTCAGAACTGATCGACAAGCATCATGAAAAAAATCAAGAATTGCCGCGGCCCCACATGGGCGCATCTTTGCTCGGGCATCCGTGTG